ACGGCTTGAGCACCGCGAAGCGGTCCTCCTCGGGAACGTTGGCCTCGTCGAGCAGCACGGACAGGTCCACGAACGAGTCGTAGAGGTTCCGCGCCGTGGTGTGGATCGCGACGGTGCCGAGGTCGTTGGCGGTGCCCTGCACGGCGGTGTTCCACGTCGACAGGAGGAAGGCGTCGGTCACGTCGCGCAGCTGGTACGCGGCGTTGTCGACGGCCTGGTCGAGGGCGGACTTGCCGCCCTTCTTCTGCTGGGCCTTCTCGACGTCGTCGAGCTCGACGGCGAAGTACTTGGCCTGGTCGATGAGCAGCGAGCGGGTCGCGTCGTCGATGTCCTCGACAGTGATGTCGGAGTGCGGCGTGTAGGTGCCGATCGTGACGTCGTTGATCGAGGTGATCTTGACGGAGTCACCCTCGCGGGAGATCTCGCCCTCGTAGTCGCGGTTCACGAGGCCGGCGGCGACGGCAGCCTTGCGCAGCGCCACGAGGAGCTTGGCCGACCAGAGGTCGGGAACGAAGTTGGTGACGGCCACTGTGGGCAGCCCCTTTCAGGTCAGGTTGGCTTGAGCAGGTCGTCGAACTGGCCCTTTTCAGAGGCCTCGACGATCTGCTCGGGGGACATGCGCTTCATGTCCTCGCGGGTGAGCTGGCCGGCCTTCGAGCCGACGTCCTCACCGCGGTCACCACCACCGAAGTCGGGCTTGGGCTTCGAGTCCGCGGCCGCCTTGAGTCGCGCGGCGAGCCTCTCAGCTCGGGCGTCGATCTCCTCGGCGGTGCCATGCGTCCCGAGCAGGTCGAGGTCTTCGTCGGACAGCTTGTGCTTGAGTGCTGCCGACTTGACTGCGAGCTCGGCGCGCGCGGCCGCAGCGTCGGCCTGGGCCTTGGCTGCCGCATCGGCGGCCTTCTGCAGTTCGGTCTTCTGGGACTCCTCGAGCTCGTCGAGGCGCTTCGCCTTGTCGGCGTTGGCCTTGGCCGTGTCCTCGTGCTTGCGGGACAGGGCCTTCCACTTCTCGGCCTCGGCCTGCCAGTCCTTCTCCGGCGCCTTGTCAGGCTCAGGAGTGGGCTCGGGCGTCGGGGTCGGCTGGGGGGGGGGCGGGGGGGGGGTGGTGGACATGCTGCGCTCCCTTGTCGGGTTCGGGGTTGCCCATGGCGGGCGGCCTCGCGGGTGCGAGGAAGTCAGGCGGCGACGGATGGGCCGTCGAAGTGCTGGCCGGCGACAGTCAGAACAGGACCGAGCTCGCCGTGGGTGTGGATGGCGACGCCCTGCATGTCGGTGGAGGTGGGGCCGTCGCCCTCGAGCGGCTCCACCCCGCAGTTGCAGCCGGGGTGAATCGGCATGAGGTCGGCGGTCGAGTAGGTGTTCTCTGCGGCGATCGGGCAGAGGTCACACGTCCGGGCGGTGTAGGAGACGACCCGCTTGAACCGCTCGAAGCCACCGGCGCGGAGCGACTGCTGCGCGGTCGTGGTCTTCGCGAGCTGCATGTCGCCCATGACAATGTCGGTCAGTCGCGCCCTGCCTGCGGCGACCGCTGCGTCGAGCACCAAACCTGTCGAGAGCTTCCACCAGACTGTCTTGAACGGCCGGCCGTAGACCTCGGCAACATCCACCCCGCGAAGTGACGCGACGTCGACTGGGCCGCTCGGCCGAACAGACTTGCCGAGCTTGGCTGACATCACCTGCGCGAGATGCGCGTCGGTCAGCGCGGAGACCTGACGGCGACCGGCGAGAGCCACCGGGACCACCTGGGCCACAAACCGCTCGAGGTCGGCGTCGCGGTAGGACCCGGTTGCGAACCGGGCCTGCGCGAAAGCGTCGACCCTGTCTCGTACGCGGAGGATCTGCGCGGCGTAGGCCGCGTTACGCGCCGGCTGCACCCGGGGCCGCCGGCGGGGCGGGCTGCGGGGCCGGAGGCGCCGTCAGGGATGCTGTGATGGCGTCGGCGGCCCGGTTGGACTCCATCTTGTCGATGGCGTCGCCCGACAGGCCCCACAGGCGCTCCATCCGGTCGCGCCACGGGAGGTCGTCACCGATCTTCGAGGTGGCGTCCGAGATCTCGGCGAGCGTGTACCGCTCGATCGGCTCCCAGATGACCTCGACGCCCTCGACGATGTCGGCGAGACCATCCTCGATAGCCTTGGCGGCACCGAGCGCGGCCGTCAGTGCCACGTCGGCGCGCTTGCGGCGGTCGGTGGCCTTTAGGATGAGCCCTTCCTTCGCCAGCATCGCGCCGGCGGCGGTCTGGTTGGCACCCTCGGGGAGCAGCATCGGCAGCGGCGTCCGAGTCACTGCGGCAAGGTCGCGCAGGTCGTCCTTGGTGGCGTTCAAGATCTGCGAGAGGTCCGTCTGGCCCGACTCCCACAGGTCGAAGCCCGGCGGGAGCTCCCACAGTGCGCCCGGGGCCTGGGCGAAGATCTTGTCATAGTCGATGTCGTTACCGTCGGCATCCTGCTGCGGCAGAGGCTGACCGTCGATGGCCTTGACTGCGCGCTGGCGGTATGCCTGCGACGCGGTGATGACCAGCCGCTGCAGGACGTTCCAGTTGTAACGGTCGATAATGTCGAGGTGGGGCTCGAACTCACCCATCCCGCCGCGGTTCAGGAACGGGAACATCGGCACGAAGTTGAGGCCGGTCTCGGCGCTGTCGACGTAGGCCCAGTCGCCCTGGATGCGAGTGATGACCCGCTTCTCCTGGGTCAGCGGGTCGCGGAACGGTCGCTTGTAGGTGTGGACCGCGCCCGGCAGGTGCAGGTAGGCGGTGTCGGTCTCGGCGACCGCGTCGCGGTAGACCTTGAGGCCGGCGCGGACCATGTCCGGCCGCGCCGGGTCCTGGTCGGTGATGGCCTGCTCGGGCCGCTCGCAGGTGATGAGCGCCTTGCCGGGGGCGGCCTCGCTGACCATCATGTAGCCGGCCGAGAGGCCTGTCATGTCGCGAAGCACGTCCGCAAAGCCGATCTGCAGCCGATTGCCGGTGAAGATCTTGCGCAGCTGGTCGTCGTCCTCGTCGGCGCCGTTCAGCGTGAAGCCCGAAGGGATGATCCGCTCCGTGACGGCCTCGACGATAATCTCGCCGACATTGGTCCGGGCCTTCTTCTGGAAGGCCTGATACGCCTCGCGGCAGCCCTCGGCGCCCTCGGGGAGCGGAGCGTTGCCGTCCATGTAGCACCGCAGCAGCCGGACGCGGGCGGCGCGGTTGTCCATAAGGCGCGTCAGTCGTGCGAGCCACTGGTCGGGCGTCACGGACCAGCTCCTCTCGCGCGGGATTCAACGGATACGTCGGGGGGCGTAGGCGGTTCGGTTGCCGATGCCCTTGGCGAGGGCGTCGATGCGGGCTTGCCAGGCCAGGACCATCGCCACCGCGGCGTCGATCTTCCGGTCGGAGTCGGGGTGCTCCTTGCCGATCTGCACCGTTGCCCTGCTCACCCGCCGACGGGCGTTGAGGACGTGGCGGGTCAGGACCGGAGAGCCGGAGTGCTTGAGCTCGCCCTCGCGTACGGCCGTCTCGACCTGCTCGATGGCCTTGGCGACGAGATGCGACCGGCCGCCGGTCATCCACCAGGCGATCGGGTGACTCGGGGTGCCGACCTTGAGGCGCTTGCCGTAGCGCGCCTCCCAGTTGGCTACGTACGACTCCCACTTCGCCGGGTCGGCGTAGAAGCCGACGACGTTGAGGGTGGCGAACGCCTGCGCGACCTCGGCCTCGACCTCGGGCACAGGGACTTCCCAGCGCGCCTCGGGGTCGTTGGCCGGCGGACGCCAGTCCTCGGGCTGCTCCCAGACCCGGATCGGCCACACGTAGCCGTCGAGGACCCGGCAGGCGACGAGCGCCGTGGCGTCGGCCTTGCCGCGCGTCCTCGAGCGGGAACCGTCGAAGCCGAGGGTGACGGCCTCGCCGGCGGCCACCGTGACGGCGTCGTCGAGCTTGCACGACTGCCACTCGGGCTGGGTGAGCCACGAGTCGGACGCCGAGGTGATCTGGTTCAGGAAGTACATCCGGCCATCGGACGGGTCCGTCGACGGGTCCCAGAAGTCGGCCAGGACGCGGCCGAGGTCAACCCAGCCCCGCTCGTGCGGCGGATGGTCGCCGCGCTCGGCCAGCGCACAGTCGGCGTCCGCGGAGCAGCCGTAGGCGACCCGCAGGCCGTGCATCATCGACTCTCGGTCGGTGATGTCGGTGTCGGGCGGCGCCTCACGGTGGTCGAACAGGATGCCGGCCTTGTTCTTGAGCTTGCCCTCGCGCTGCAGCAGCCAGGCCTTGTGTGAGTCCTCGGCGACAGAGTCGAAGCCGGGGCGGAACGAGTTGGGGGTCTCGATGCTCGAGCCGCCGGTCTTGGTCAGGTTTCGACGGACGGCCGCAGCGAGTTTCTTGCCACCGTTGCCGACCTGCCATGACTCGGTCTGGTCGAGGACCGCGAACACGGGACGGAAGCCCTCGCGCGACGTGGCTGAGCTTGTGACCGGCTCGATGCGGCCGCGGGGCACGTTGACAAACGACTCCATGGCCTCGATGCCCGGCTCATTGACGAGCGGACCCTCGCGGATCATGTCGAGGATGGGGTCCCAGGTGTTGGCGGTCTGGTCCTCGCTGACGCCGAGGATCTGGACCTTCGGCTTGTAGCCGAGAGAGGCCCATGGCCGTCCGACCGGCTCACCATCCGCATCCCAACCGTCGGGGACGACATCGCCGACCGCCTCGACGATCGAGAGGCCGCCCACCTTGGGGCTCTTGCCGTGTCCTTTGGGGCGGGAGTAGACGCCGCGACGGATGATGCGCATGCAGGTCGCCGGGTCGATGGCGTAGTAGTCAATGACGAACTGCGCCTGCTCGGGGGTGAGGATCAGGGGCTCTCCCGCTCGCGGCCCGTCGGGGACCACGAGCCACTCAGCCATCCAGTCGAGGATGGCGAAGCCGAGAGAGGGGAGCTCGCCCGGGTAGTCAGGCCCCCGCCACGGCATCGTGGCCGCCGCCTACCGATCGAAGACCCTGGTACGCGGCCTTGGCGGTGCGACGCGCTGTGGCCGGCTCGCCGCCGTCAGCCTCGTCGGCCGCGGCGAAAGTGATGCGCAGGCGGGCGCGGTCCTCGGGGGTGGCGCCGAACTTGGCGACCCGCTGCCGGAGCTCGGCCGCGACCTTGGTGTCGCCGAGCCAGAGCTGAGCGTGGAGGAGGGCGGTGTCGAGGAGGAAGGTCCAGTCAGAGTCGGTGAAGTCGCTCGAGAGCGGCGACTCGGCCCACATGGACCACCAGGCGACGGTCTGCGCCGGCCACGAGGGACCGGTCGGCATGGCGTCGGGGAGTGCAGGCTGGTCGGTAGCCTGCACGACGTAGGTGCGGAGCGGGATGGGGTCGGCGTTACGGCGGGCGCGCTTGTCAGCGGGCTTCGGTGCGGGGCCTCGACCGGCCATCTGGGGTGCCTCCCTGTCGGGTGGTGGGTGCCCATGTCGGGCAGGGTGTAAGGACCAGGCGGGGAACCAGACCCGTACGTTGTCGGAGCAGCA